GAGAGGCTCTTCTCCAAGGCCACAACACCGGGGATGGTGGCCTGGATCCCTGCGGGCGCCCGGAAGACTCCCTGTGTGGCATCGGTGCCAAGAATGACACCGGCCACCGCACCGGACGGCGAGACCTTGAGGATGGAGTTCTGCGACGCGGATGTGGTGTCCGCAATCCAGACCTGTGGGTAGTAGACGCCCAGACGGTCACTGTTGACCAGGGAGTCCGCGTAGGTAACGGCCTGCGCGGCGGTCAAACTGGGTGCTGTATCGGCCACCACGAAGGACTTGGTGTCCTGAGCGAACTCGACCAGGCTCTCGATGGTGTTGGAGTCGGTGACACCGGGGCAGAAGACTACGAAGGAACGCTCGGTCTCCTTGAGGCGGTTCAGAGCGGTCGAGTAAGAATACGTACCGGTCGTGCCGTCGCCGCCGCCCGAGAGCGTCAGGGTCGGCAGGTTGGCCGGGAGTACCACGGTGGTGTCGGAACCCCAGGCGACGTTGATGAACTGAGAGCGGACGTTGATGATGTCGGTGACCTCGGTGTTGCCGTGGGTGCCGACGGGAAGGTTGGTGAACGTCTCCAGAAGGACATCGTCGGTGATGTCGTTGGCGACACCGGCCTCCTGAAGAACCGCGACGTCGTACAGTCCGCGCGGGTTGATCGTGACGCGGACCCGCAGGCTGTTTCCGTAGGATCCGGACGACTTGGCCGTGAAGTTGAGGTAGACCTCATTAGCAGTGTTGCCGGCGTCGCTGCCGTCACCGAGGATCGCGGCCGATGCGGTTGTGGCGTCGGAGCGGATCAGTCGGTTGACGAACAGTTCGCGACCGCCAGCACGGAAAAACATGTTGGCTGCAAACGTTGCCGGGAAGGAACGGTTCAGGGGACCGAAGACCTTCGAGAACTGGTACCACGACGTCACCGCAGTCGGTGCCGTGGGGCCAGACGGCAAGATGGCGAGCATGGCGCCGGTGGCTGCAGCAGGGGACTCCGTTGCCACCGGAACCGCAAGGGTCGTCTCCGTGATGGAGACTCCGGGTCGAGACATAACTTCTCCTTATCCTTTGGTCATGGGGTTCCGGCTAGTGCGGTCACCGATGCTCTGATGTGCTCGTAGCGGATCGGTGTTGGTCCATCTGGTGTTGGGCTTTGGGGTCCGGTGACGTTGACTTCCCGGACGCGCTGGTACACATCGAGATCGAACGGAGACGCGATCTCAGACGAGACCCGTACCGTGAAGGCGTTCATGAACATCCGCTTTCCGGCTTCGGTTGTGTCCCTCTTGACGACATTGAGCAGGTCCAGACGCCGCACCGTGGTGTTCGGCACGTTGTTCACGATCCGCTCGGTGACCTCCAGGAACCCGAACCTCACAGGAAGACGGCCGCCCAGCATCTGCTCCAGGATCTGCCTGTCGTGACGTGGCTGTCGGGCGAAGGTGGTCACCTGGTAGTCGAGGTTGATGGGCGTTGGGTACCAGGTGTCCCATCCCTCGTCTGCAGACAGGTCGTCGGGCTTGAGGTACCACGGAGCGGACTTACCAGACATCACGCGTTCGGTGGCCTCGGACATATCGATGAGGTCGACGGTGACGAAAGGGAAGGACTGCGCCCGGATCTCAGGGTCTGGTTGCCCGAACCACACCCCGACCGGACGAATAGGGTTCTTGGAGTCGGAGACGGTCATACCTGTCAGTCGGTCCCGTAGGGCCTCGTCCTCGCTGATAATGAAGGTCACAGGAAGTCACCTACCGAATCGTGGATAGCACTGACGATTTCCGCGTCGATGACCTGGCGACGGTTCTTGAACTGCCGTACCGCCGGTGATGGTCGGTCTTCCATGCCGCCGTACTCAGCGGCCACGGCCGACTCGCTGCCGACGACGTCCATTTCGGTGCCATCAGCGGTCACCAGTAGGGACGCCACAGCGTCCGCGGGCCACGCTGCCTGTGCCGCGTTGTACTGGAGTAGAGCCGTCAGTCGCGGGGAGGCATTAGAGGCCGCAGACTCCACAGCGTCCAGGGCCTTGTCGATCAACGCTGCTTCTTCCCCCGCGTGGCCGCCGAGACTATTCCCCATCCGGCCAGGAAGGCAGTGATGGTGGCGGCTGCGGTTGCTGGTCCGCTGGTGGTCTTGGCGGGTCCGAAGACACCCTTGAGGAATTCAACTCGCTCTTGCGACGAGTCGAAATCGGCTACACGCTCGTACCAAGGCTTCCAGGCCATAGCAGACTCCAGCACTACCGCAGCAGGGTGACGTTTATCGGCCCCGCATGGACCGCGTCAAGTCCACGGTACGAACAGGAGTCAGCCGCGTCAGGGCTAACTTCGCTGTGATATCAGGGGTACGAAACGACGCCGCCGTCGTAGATGGTCTCGGTACCCGGAGGCTGATTCACGGGCCCTGCGTCCCAGCCCTCGGGGTCCGGAACCCCCATAGTGTCGTTGACCATCTCCTCGGGCTTGACCTGAGTGGACTCCACTAGAACTCCCATGTACTCGAAGCCGATCTGCCCTCTCGGGAAGATTCGGTTGGGGGTGAAGATCGAGTCCCGGTACCCGATGCGGTCGACCAGGTGCTCGTCAGGGTGCGTCTCAAGGCTGGGAATGATCCGGACCATATCGTCGAAGTTGATCACAATGCGCAGGGTGTCGACCGTGTAGAAGCCGCGATCGTTCTGGAATAGGTTCGCCTGGTAGATCTCGGCGTTCACGACGGGAACCCGGAAAGGCTTCCTCCAAACGCGACCCACCGACGGGGAGCCCACGTCGTAGACCGGGTCCGTCCCAGACTCTTCCAGGTCGTAGATGTACCAGTCGACCTGTTGGCCCACAGGCCTCTGCAGGTCACGGGAAATGCCACGTCGAATGGACTTGACCTCAAACTCGGCGTCGAACCGGCCCAAGCCGTGTGATCCGCGCATGCGAGGCCTCCTATTCCGCCCACCAGTGTCGCACGCGAGGGTGCTCTTCCTCAGGGGGAAGATCGTTCCAGAACGTCCTAACTGTGACCCTCAGGCCAGACTTAACGGAGGAGGTCTTGTGTAGGTACGGGATAGTTGACGGAAAGAACACGGTGCTGGGTGCTGTGGGTCGGTATTCAATACTGAGCCTAGGAAAGAAGAGAGACCCCCCTTCGTAGGACCCCGGATTGAGATACGAGACGGACGACGCAATGCGGTAGCGATCCCACTTCTGGTCGTAATGTTCCAAGATGACGCTTCCAGAGGACCCGCGCACAAGGAGCAACTCCTCGCGTTGTGTAAGGCGGCATCCAGCGAAGTCTCCGTAGTCCCGCGACAGTGTGGTTAGGTACTCGTCGTAGGCGTCCAGAACGTCTGCCCTTTCTGGTGGTGCTGCGGACAGATTGACGGCTTGGCTCGCGATTCCCTTGGGCTCTGCTGCGAGGTGCGCCATACCCAACAGGTCCTCAACGAGACTCGTAGGAATCTCATACTCGGCAACTCCGGGGAAGATCTGGTGTCGCCCAGACGCACTCAACGGAACACCTTCTGTTGGCGGTGCTGGTGCTGGTACCCCTGCTCCCACTCTGTTTTAAACACCTGGTCTCGGATCAGCAACTCTTCCTGATCCTCAACAAACACCTCGGACGTCCAAGACTGTCGTAAGAACGGAACGACACGCGCGATGGGGGTTCCAGAGGCAATAGTCCCATCGAAGGTCTCCCGCAACAGAAACGCTATGTTGGTTGGGGACCGCCAGGAGTCGGAATCGACAATGGCGCTGAAAGTACGGAACATGTCCACACCAAAGCCTTCTGGGTGCGTGATCAGCACGCTAACCCCCCTTGGGGTGTGGATAGTCCAGGGGTTAATCCACTTGTACGCACAGTTCGTGTCGAAGCCGGGCGGCACTGGGTACCTACCCAACTGCTCCCTGTCGAAAGTCCCAACCGCGCTGAGTACCCGCCGGGGCGCGGATGTAACAAATACGCGACCGCCAGACGCTCTACGAAAGTTCACGTCTACAGGCAGCCTCAGGATGTAGCCAGACATCAACGAATCTCGCGTAGGGGAGCAGCGCTTCACAGTTGGGGCAGATCCTCGGCCCTCTGTTCCATAGACAGCGGTTTCCCTCAGCCAGTTGGGTGCCATGGTGGCGGCGGCTGCGGGATGTGGTGCGTTATCGAAGTACCACTGATCGATAGCCCCAAAGCGCACCAGACCTACCGGTTTGTCCTCAGGGGAGGGGGACGTAGTGCTGCTCATTCTGTTTGTCCAAGGCTCTGAGCGGCGACACGTCATATGCGACCGTTATGCGGGGGCCTCCCCACGACCAGTCGCCCATGGCGTGCGGCCACTTGCTCTCTCCGAGGATTGCTCGGTTGTTTCTGTTTTCCACTACGACGATATCTCCGTCAATGTTGTAGTGAGTCTGGGAAGGCTCGGCGGTCACCGCGTAGTACCCGTGAAACTGCGGCGCCCCCAGTGGTGAGTGTATGTGCCAGTCCAACTTTCCGGAATGTGCGTAATTGACGTTGAACCAACCCTGGACCATGAACCGCTGAGATCGGAAGTTCAACTCGTAGTAGTCGCACGCCTCACGCGTCATCTCTCCGATAGCCAACAGCAGGTCATATACGTTTGATTCATGGAACTGGAACACGTTGTAGTCTCGCCAGGCAACCGTGGAAAGGGACCCTGAGTCTTCCCACAGGCGCTTTCCGGATTCGGCTCCCGGGGTTGGACGCCCAAGAGCGACTTCACTGTCCTGGGCCTCAAGGAGTCGGTACTTGGCGAGTAGAAAATCACTGAGGAACTGCGTATTAAGATCCAGGTCTCTAGTGAAGTGCTTGAACGGTTTGCTTGTCCGCGTGGGCAGCAGGGACCGTCGTCCGGTCAGCGGTACTTTTTGCTGTTCCACACGTTCTCCTTGTAGTAGCCGTAGATCTTGGTCCTCTTCTTCTCTAGGAGCATGGCCCCGCTCTCAGCCAACGCATGGTTGGTTTCCAACTTCCAGTCTTCCCGTTTAAACGGGAGCACTGTGAACATAGGGGTACCTGAGGGGATTGTCCCCTCAAAGTCCTTGCGCAGAAAGAATGTGATGGCGTTGGGAGCCCACCATTGGTCAGTGTCTTGGACTCCGCTGTAGGTGATGAACGGAAGGTCATACCGGTTGAGTGGGTGCGTTATCAGACTCGAATACCCCGGAGGTGTTTTGAAGGCCCAGCGCATGTCCCAGATGTAGTGGGTGGGCCAGCAGCCAGCAGGTACTGGAACCTCGATGTAGCCCCGGGTTTCAATGGGGCGGACGATGGGGTCCTGCCAAGAGATGTGCGGTCCGTCGTCGTCCACGGCAACATCAATGTCTATAGGAGTGACGTAGTGATAACCGGTCGTCAGGGCGTCTAGAAACGGGGCGCAGTGCTTGAAACTCAGGTTGGCGGAGTCACGACCGTTCCTATTGCTGACCCCTAAGTCTCGCCTGTCATTCGATGTATGGAACAGGTACGCGTCTCGGTACCAGGCAGGTACCGACTCATAGGCCGGGCGCGGGGGTAGCGTGATGTCGCGGTACTGGTTGTTTGCGTACGTCTCGATGTGTAGAACTTCGTCCCCGCTCATCGGTACTCCTTTCTCGACCAGAAGTTGCTCCGGTATCCGCCTGTGAATACCGACCTAATCCGAGAAGCCTGTCCGTCAATTAGGTCTGCGTCGTACTCTCCATGAATCGCGCTGCTCCAGGCCTCCCGAGCAAAGGGGACCACGACCGCTAACGGCGTGCCTTGCTTGATGACTCCTTGGACGCCGCGTCGCATGAGCAACGAGTACGCCCCATCCGGGGCGTACTGATCGGTGTCCATGACCGCGGGGAGGACCTGCCAAGGGACATCGATTGAGTACGGAGGGTGCGTGATCATGACGCTGTAGCCGGGTGGGGTCAGGTATCCCCACAGCGGGTGAATGCGGAAGAGGTCCTCGCAGTATTGTGCCCGGTCAAACGGCAACTCCGATACTTGCTGCCTGTCGTGAAGGCTGACGACCTTCCAAGACACGTTGCCCTTGGGCAACTGCCATCGAATCCGGTCTCCGGTGGTGTCAATCGAGATATCGACGGGTACCTTAAGTAGGTATCCGGTACTCAGTGCGTCGAGAACCGACGGGCACTTCTTGATGGTTTGATTGCCTTTACCGCCCTCGATCTTCATCGAGCCGCCCGCGTAGACGTCCTGTTCTCGCCACCATGCGGGGATGTTCTTGGACAGAGGCTCCGGCTTTGGGGCATACGTAGGGACACCGGGGGCCACCGGGAAGAACTGAATGATTTTGGACGGCTTACTCGAAGTAAACCTAGTACTCAGCATGGTCTGCGTTCTCGATTCTCGTTGGGGTTACGCGTAGTAGAGCGATTGGTGTGCCTCGCTTTATGACAACTGGATCATCTTCAGCACCCCGCTTCAGGAGGAACGGGAGGCCGAGAGGACCTGAAGGTGAGTGCGGCCAGGTGAGACGTGCATCTAACGTCCTGAAAGGGAGAGAGTTGTCGTCAACTGGGCTACGCACAACGACATCGCAATCGACAGTGGGGCTCCAGTAGATGAGCCACCGGTAGTGTGCGTCGAAATACCGATCGACTGGGAAGTCTCTCCTGTATCTGACTCCAGTAACGCGTCCTGCGGGCTGGAGCACTGTTCGTGATACAAGGTCCGCGGACTCCGTCCATTCGGTTCCTACGTCGCTGGGAATTCTTCGTGGTCGGATGAAGACATCGGCAAACAGCCGGACTTCGTACTCACCCCCGGCACTAGGCTCTGGCGCCCAACTGATTTCAGATACGACTCGGTTGTGCGGCCAAAACTCGTCTCCCCGAGCAAGGGCCTGACGTTGTAGGTCTTCATGAATCTTTCGCTGCCAAGCCTGTTCCTGGCTGAGGTGAGGGCTGACTGGAAGTTCCCCGCGGACGGCGGTTGGTTGTTGAAACTCGTTGTCGTTGGCCGACATTCTCTTGGACGGACGACCCAGCATGCGCTCACTTGTCTGCGGGAAAATCGAGCGACGCCGAGTTTCCCCTCCAGGGTCGATTCGTTGGTGATCTGCAGTCATGGCGAACGACTCGTTACCTATGCGTCTTCGGGACCTATGCCGTTCCACGTCAGCATGTGTTCGGTGAAAAAGAGGTCGTACGGTTCACAGCGAAGTGAGATCACCTCGGTACCTGACGTGAGCGGGACCGACTCGTAAGTGAGGATGGGTTCCCAGTCATTCACGGAACCGTCGTAGACGAGATCGGAAGGCTCCAACGAGTCAGCGCGAGTCAGGGTGTAGACATCATTCCTTCTTACAAGAATGTAGTGACTCGGAGAGAACAGATCGCCATTGACGATATAGAGTTCGTCGACCGTAGACCTTGCGATGCTGGTGACTTCAGTCTCAACAAGTCCTAGGGACGTGAACGAATCGGACTCCCAGGCGAGGGATCCGGACATCGCGGCTAGAAGCGCAGCGTCAGCGTCCGTGCCGAGTTCTTCGATGTTGAGTGAATAGAGACGGTCGCCTACCTGGACGTCCTCGGCTCGGACGAGCCCCTCGGGCGTACGGACCATGGTGTCGGGGGCTACTGAGTAGTCGTGGTTGAACGAAAAGCCGAAGCCACCGTAGAAGCCGAAGCCACCGTAGAAGCCGAAGCCACCGTAGAAGCCGAAGCCAGGGTACACATAGTTCCAACGGCTGATCCCGACGGCCGACCCTCGCAGAACCACCGCTCCAGACGCGACTCCTTGGCTGATGACCTGCGTATCTATGCCGCTGTTGCTGGTGTTTGAGGTGGTCTCGCTACCCAGACTCAGACCGACGTTGGTCAGGGCCGTGATCGCGTTCGCACGGGTCTGTCCGACAATGTTGGGGACCGTGGTTTTGCGCGGTCCGCCGCGGTCAAGGTTGCGTGATGTCGACAACTTCTTCTCCTACTGGTTGCGAGATCTATTACGACAGGTCACCGGTCAGGACCCACACGTTGGCGGCCCGCTTCGTGAGCGTAGCCCCGGACCACTGCGCGCGAAGGTTCAAACCTGGCGTCGCATTGATGGTCACACCGCCAGCGGCGGCAATGTTGACGCCACCGGCACCCACCCGCAGGAGGTGGATCTGAGTACCCACCTTGAAGTTGACGGTAGCGTCTGCTGCAACCGTGAACGTAAGCGCGGAACCGCTGTTCATCTCAATCATTCGTCCGGCGTCGCTCAGGACAAACTGATACGAAGCCGTCTTCTGGTCAATCACCACGGGGGCGTCCAGAACGTTACCGGCCGCCAGCGTGATGCCACCACCGGTCACTGACAAGCCGCCCGAAGAGATCGTGACAGTGGTGAGCGTCGGGGAGGTGCCGAACACCAGGGCCCCGCTGCCCGTCTCGTCCGAGATCACTCCGGCCAGTTGGGCGGATGTGGTGGCCGCGAACTGATTGAGCCCGCTGGTGGTCAGGCCGAGGCCGGTCGTGGCGTGAACGTGGTCCGCTCGGGCGTACCGGAGCGACGTGCCCACGGCAGCGGTGCCGAGTGCCGCGGGGGTTGCCGCCGAGGCCTGGCCCACAACAAACGCCGTGGTTGCCAACTGGGTGGTGTTGGTGTCTGCAGCGGCGGTTGGTGCTGCAGGAATACCCGTCAGGGTGGGCGATGCGATCGGTGCCTTCGCTGCAAGATCCGAAACCAGGCCCGTGATCGCGCTCTGCGCAAGTGCGATGTTCGTGCTGGAGACGCTCGTCACACGACCCTTGGCGTCAACTGTGATGGCCGGTACCGCAGTAGCGGAGCCGTACACTCCAGCAGTCACTCCAGAATTGGCAAGTGTCAGAGTGATACCAGTCGTTCCCGAACCGGTGGCGTCACCAGAGACAGAGATACTCTGGTTGGCCGTCAGGTACGTATTTGTGTCTAGGGACCACGTATCGGCGGCCGTCTTCCGTAGGATGCCGCTGGTACCTGCGAGGGCCGCGATGGCCGTGAGGTCGGCATCCAGAGGCTGCTTACCGGCCAGCGAATTCGTGAGTGTGGTCGCAAACGACGCATCATCGTTGATCGCGTCCGCGAGTTCGCTGAGGGTATTCAGGGCCGCGGGAGCGGCACCGATGAGGTCGCTGACGGCCCCAGTGACGAATGCTGTGGTGGCCACCTGAGTGGTGTTGGTGCCCGCGGTAGCAGTGGGCGCGGTCGGAGTACCAGTCAACTCCGGAGACGCAAGCGACGCCTTACCCGCAAGAGCCGATGCCAGGCCAGTGACCTGCGACTGCGTGATCGCGATATCTACCGACGACGCTGCCGTCACGCGACCCTTGCTGTCCACGGTGACCTGAGCCACCGAGTCGGCATCACCGTAGGTTCCCGAGTTTACGCCGCTGTTGGCTAGGGTGGCCGTGATGCTGGTGGCACCGGATCCGGTGATATCACCGCTCAGGGTCACTGTCTGGTTCCCGGTGAGGTACGTAGACGTGTCCAGCGACCATGTGTTGGCGGCCGTCTTCTTTAGCAGACCGCTGTTCGCCGAGATCTCGGCGATCGCGGTCAGGTCGCCATCGAGAGGCTGCTTTCCGCTGAGTGCCGTCTGCACCGTGGTGTGGAAGGACGGGTCATCGTTGATGGCCGCGGCCAGTTCGTCAAGGGTGTCAAGGCCAGACGGCGCTGAACCCCTGAGGCTGCTGATACTGGCATCGGTGTACGTGTTGGCAGCGCTTTCGGCGGCGTCGGCTTTGGAAGTTGCATCGGCAGCGGCGGTGGCTACTGCAGCACTTTCGGCAGCGTCCGCGTAGCCCTGAAGTGCGTTCGTGGCTGTAGCGATCTCTGCGTCAGTGTACCCGTTTGCAGCACTCTCGGCGGCGTCTGCCTTGGACTGAGCCCCGGCCGTGGTTTCAAGGAGCGACGTGTTCGCAATGCCGTGCACGTTGGTGGTGCTGGCGTTGTGGTTGCTCAAGGCCGTTCCAGCGCCATTCGCGGCGTTGGTAATCTGAGTGTTAAGGTTGGACATAGTGCTGTCGACGGCGCTGTTGATGGTGTTGTTTAGTACGACAACTTCCGCATCCGTGTAGTTGTTTGCTGCGGTTACTGCGTCGGTCTCCGCCTGATCCGCGTAGTCTTCAAGGTCACTTACTGCAGCCGCGAGATCACTTGCAGCCGTGCTGGCGACCGACGAAATCTGGCCCGCCACGGAAGTGGAGAACTCCGGGTCGTCATTGATCGCGGCTGCCAACTCGTTGAGGGTGTTCAGGAGTGACGGCGCGGCGTCGACGAGGCCAGAAACTGCCGCGTCCGCGTACGCCTTGGCGTCCACCTCAGCCTGATCGGCGTAGGCTTCAAGGGCAGCCGTCGCGGTAACAATCTCCGCATCGGTGTAGGCGTTCGCAGTGTTCACGGCGTCGATCTCAACCTGGTCGGCGTAAGCCTCAGCGGCCTCTCGCTGCCCGAACGCATAGGTCTGAGCAGCACTCAGTGCGTCTGCCTCAGCCTGATCGGCGTACGCCTCAAGAGCCGTCGTGGCTGCAGAGACTTCGGCGTCCGTGTAGGCGTTCGCTGCCGTGACGGCAGCACCTTCGGCAGCGTCCGTGTACGCCTCTAGAGCGTCCACTGCGTTAGCGAGCGTGCTATCCGTGTACGTCTGCGCGGCTGATGTGGCCGCTGACTGCGCTGCGTTCGCCTTGGTTGTGGCGTCAGTGGAGGCCGCAGATATGGCGGCCGCCTGCGCTGCGTTCGCCTTCGATGTCGCATCGGACGCTGCGGTCGATACGGCTGCGGCCTGTGCTGCGTTTGCCTTCGACGTAGCGTCTGCTGCGGCAGTAGAGATGGCAGCCGCTTGGGCAGCATTGGCCTTGGATGTGGCATCGGTCGCAGAGGTGGCTACAGCGGCGGCCTGGGCAGCGTCCGCCTTGGAGGTGGCGTCTGCTGCAGCGGTTGATACGGCCGCGGCCTGGGCTGCATTGGCCTTGGATGTGGCATCTGCAGCGGCAGTAGCGACTGCGTCTGCCTCGGCCTGGTCTGCGTAATCTTCAAGATTGGCCACTGCGGTGGCGATATTCGTGGCGACGGTAGCCGCAAAGTTTTCGTCGTCGTTGATCGCAGCCGCAAGTTCGTTGAGAGTGTTAAGGGCTCCCGGTGCTGCCTGGATCAGGTCAGCGACCTGGGTGTCGGTGTACGCGTTTGCGGCAGCCTGAGCGGCGTTTGCTTTCGATGTCGCGTCGGCTGACGCGGTAGATACAGCCGCAGCCTGGGCAGAGTTAGCCTTAGACTGCGCTCCGGACTGAGTCTCCAGAAGAGCGGTGTTTGCAATGCCGTGGACATTCGTGGTTGCTGAAGTATGCGTGTTGAAGTTGCTGCTCAGCGTGACGACGGATGAGAAAAACGCTGGGTCATCATTGATTGCGTCTGCCAGTTCCCCAAGGCTGTTAAGGACCGACGGGGCGTCCCCGAGAATCCCAGCCACTGCTGCGTTCACAGCGGAGGTCACGTCCTCTGGCCGAGCGTTTGCGTACAGGAGCGTCGTCCATGCCGTGAGACCGTCACCCACCTTAAACTTGCGAGTATCGAGTTCGATGCCGATCTCGCCCTGAGCCAGGATGGGATTCGCTGCGGTCCATGCAGCCGCGAGTCCTCGACGAATCTGAATCTGAACAGCCATGGTGGTTACACTCCTCCGGCATCGACGACGACGGTGTGCTCTGACGTGGTGTCGCCGCCGCTCATTGTCTTGGCAAACGTAAACTGCTGGTTGGACGAACCTCCGTCGACGTTCGGGAAGTTGGTCGTTGTGGATCCGCCGTCAAAGGAAACGGCGCTGACGCTGTACGGCGAGTCACCCGAGTACGAGACGGTCTGTTCTTGGATGTATAGGAATCCGTTGCGGAAGGCGATCTCCCCACCATCTAGCGATTCGGTTAGGCGCAGAAGGTCACTGTCGTTGAAGTCGTCGGAGGTATTTGTGCCTCCGCCGCCACCGGACACGGTGTTCCAGGTGGCACCGTCGAATACCCGGAGGGAGTGCGTAGAGATGTCATAGTAGAGGTCGCCAGCGTGCTCGCCGATGGGCTCGGAGCCCACCGCGAGTACGTTGAGAGGTACGTACGATCTCTTGGACAACTATGACTTCCCAGTTCTAGCCAACGACCACGGCGCGGAAGGTGCCCGATGCGTGGAACGTGAGGGTTACGGTGTTGGCGTCGGTGCGGACGATGTCGCACTCAACCTCAGCGAACGTGGAGGCGTCGTAGACCTGGACGGTCACGTCTCGGTTGCCCAGGCTGTGCGTCAGGGTCTGGGTGACAGGTCCTGTCGTAACCGTGGCTGTGAAGTCCGAGAAGATCTTCTTGTAGGCCACGACAGTGGTGTCGACTGCCACCGCATCGGCGCTGACCGTGAGGCCGGTGCCGACGACGAGGTCGAGGCGGTTCCCGTCCTTGGTGAGTCCGTCCCCAGCGGTGATCTGACCGGCGCCCGAGAACTGGACGAAGTCGAGTTCGGTGGTGTCGAGGGTCACAGCGCCGTCGCTGACCAGGACCCATCCGGAGTCGGCGTTGACGGTGCCTTCCTCGACGAACGTGAACATTCCGGGTCCGACGTTGGCACTGCTGTTAGCGTCAGCGGAACGTGACCACGCACCCGCGGCTACGACGTAGATACCGTTATCCGCGGGATCGAACTGATCCTTGACGAGGACGCGGTTTCCAGCCGAAAGGATGACGCCGTCGATCGTCTGGGCACCGCTCAAGGTGATGGGGTCACCAGTGGTGGCAGCCCGAACGGACAACTTGACGTCGAGGCCCTGGCTGACGGAGTCAACGTAGCCCTTGGTGGCGGCGTCGGTGTCCGCCTGTGGCTCCGCGAGGTTGGTGATTCGGTTGTCGTTGGCATCGATGTCGGTGTTGGCGGCTGTGGTAAAGGACTGCAGGGTCTTGTCGTCAACGTAGGACTTAGTGCTGGCGTCCTGCGGGTTAGTCGGCTCGCCAAGGGAGATGATTTTGAACCCGGAGATGTCCAGGTCGCCGTTGGCCGCCGAGAGGTCGCCGAGTGAGATGCCCGAGTGCTCGTCCGGACCATGTGCGTGCTTGTGGTCCGATCGGGCGTAATTGGTCGAGGTGCCGTCGACGTTGGTCCCGGTGTTATCGAGGGCAACCGGAGTACCGAAGTTGCTGACCTGGTCCCAGGACGACCCGTTGTCGTAGTACAGGACCTTGGTATCAGTAGCAAAAAAGAAGCGACCAATCGAACCCGCAGCGGGCCGCGCGGCGATCGCCGAGGCCACGATCTTTCCTACGGGCTGCCAGGTGGCGCCGTCGTAGACAAAGAGGGTGTCCGACTGCGTGTTGTAGTAGACATGGCCCTCGCCCCTAGGCGTCGGAGCCGAAGCAAGATTCTGGAACTTGACGTTCTGGATCTCAAGGCCATTGAGATCGATGGGCGTGTAGTACTTACGGGCCATAAGTCAACTCTCCTAAGACAGGTACGCGTTTCCGCTGAAAGGTGCCGAGAAAATGACCCGTAGTCGGTACTTGGAGAGATGCTCAATCTCTCCTTCTGCGATTGACCCCGACGAATCCATTGTCGTGACATTGGGGTAGAAGCCGAGATTGTGCTCGATGTCCCAAGTATTGCTCGAAATTCCTTGGACGTGGTGGTAAGCGTATGCGGCGGGCAAAGTATTTGCCTCGACGACCGCAATCGTTACGATTTGCTCTTGCTCAACTGTGATGGGGATGCTCTCTTCGGACAACTAGACTCCTCCTCGCCAACTCACGGAGTACTGTTCCCAACCGGTCGGTGAGAAGTTGCCCTGCGGCGCCTGCTCCCGAGTGACCTGCCGCTTGCAGAAGACCGTGCCCGAGATGTACGTCTTGACGTTCTCGGAGTCATTGTTGGCGGTCAACTGAACGTCCCAGTACGCCCGCAGTGGCAGCCTCTTGGTCTGATCCGGGGTCAGTGACAGGCGAATCTTGCCCTGCGCGGCGTCTTCGATGCTGGTCTCGAACTGTGCCGCGTACACGGCCGACTCTGGGTACAGGCGGATCTGCGCCAGCGGGGTGAATCCGGTGACGTCGATCGAGAAGTCGAGCACGACACTGTAGGAGTCCCCCTGCGTAAGTACGATGTCGTACCGTCCGGATGCCTCCCCAACGGGTGTCGTTCCGTATGTAGGAATAGGCAGGAAGAGCCGCTGTGGCTTGGATCGGTCGTCGACCTCCTGCGGCATGTACACGGGAACGTACCTGTTCGTCATGCGGCTGATCCTGCGGAAGGTGAGGACCTCGATCCGCTCGATGCCGATGTTGAGGGCCTTGCAGAGCGTCTCGTACTGCTGCCTACGCTCGACGATCATTTCCATGATCTGGCGATACCGCTCAGACCGGGGGATACCAACCCCGTCCGGGGTGGAGATATCGATGTCGAACGCGGCGTCGGTGGCCAATGTATAGAGGGCCTGCACCGTACTCAGCAGCGTCAGTGGATACTCTTCGACGGCCGGAAGGTTGGCCAAGGTCAGTACTCGGCCGAACTGGTCCTGTCGGTTATGGACGTGCTGCTGAACGGACGTGTCTATGTACGCATCGATCTCGGAGTCTGTAAAGAATCGGTAGTAGGTCCCCTGGACGGTAATCTCAGCACCCTCGGCGGGAGGGCTGTCCAGTGTGAGCACACCGCTGTGCTCCTCGACCTCGGTGTCGTCGGAGACGTCCACACCGTTGACGAATACCTGTACTGAGGCCCCGTTCAGCGGAGAGTACGGTATTTCGTATCTCTGCAGACCCGCCGAACGGGTGCCCCAGACGAAGGACTTAGGGGGGTCGTTGAGTTCGGTTCTCACGCGAGAACGCAGTGCGTCAACCGTTGCCACAAGACCTCCTCGCACCCAGTACCTATAGTGAGGAACTGGGGCGCGGTTGTCTCCCTATAAGAACTACGCGGTGTAGAGGTAACCCAGGTCTTCGAGATGATCGGCGAGATCAGTGGGGACCTTGTACTTCACACCGGCCTGAAACGAGTAGTCGTTTCCGTAGCCCCAGGTCATCATCTCGATGTCGGCGACCAGGCGCACGATTCGGGTGTTGTCCGCGAGATCGACGTCGCCGACCTCCACGATCTCGTCCACGACCGTCGTGGGCGCGTCCACCTTTGGGTCGCGCACCTCGTTCTTGATTGCCACAGCCTCTGCCGCAGCAATTGTGGACAACTCTTCCTGACGAGCCGCCAACTCGTCAGCGTTCTTCTTGATGGCCCGAGAGCGTGCCACGCCTGTGGCATCGGTGGGCTTGGGACGGGAAATGGCCACGGTGATTCATTCTCCTTGTTCGTAGGTCGAAGGGGACGGGAGCAGCCTTGTGAGCCGCTCCCGCCCCCGATAGTGCTGTTTGAAACTAGTTGGTGAGGACCTTGTTGATAGCGATGTCGGTGATGATGCCCTGACCCCAGATGCCGTACCACGCAATGGCGTGCTCGCGGCCGAAGTCAAGAACGCCGCCGTCGCGCAACTCAACCGGGAGGCTGATGGCGTGACCGAAAGCGTTGTCACCGATCATGATCGCCTCGTAGACGTTCGAACCCGCGGTAGCGGTATTGTCAAACGTCGACTCCCACGGAGCCTTGCCGCCCTTGGCGAGGCCGTTGCGGACCTGCGTCGTCTCAATAAACACGACGTCGTAGAGACGGCCGATCTCGCCGAGCATGAAGTTGCCGGGGGCGGCGTACTTCGTGACCTCGATGAACTCGGGAACGTCGCGCAGACGACGTGACTGGTGCGGGTGCACGAAGCAGACGTAGGTCTCGCCCAGACGCGGGATGTTTCGGGAGGCCAGGGTCTCGACCGAGTCCTTGACAGCCGCGGTCGTGAGGTAGAAGTCACCCGAGACACCGGTGACACCGGCCTTGGTGCCGACCGTACCTGCGTTGTACCAGTCGTTGACGCCCGAGACGCCGGAGCGGTCGTAGCCATAGATCTGGCTTGTGGCGCCACCGAGGGTGTCACGCGACTGGTTGTCGAGGTACTGCGCCATGTTGCGACCGAGGAGACGCGAGGCCGAGGCCATGACGTCGTCGAAGGACGCGTTGAGCAGCAACTCCGAGACAGCAACGGCGTAGCCGTGCTCGGCGACGGTGATCTGGATCTGCTCCGCCGTGAGGGCGCGCGTGGTCATACGCACACCTTCAGTCAGCGGAGTGTTCTCCGGCTGAAGGTTGATGTAGCGCAGGAAGTTGATCTGCAGACCGGGCGCAACTCCGAGTTCCGTCTTCTTGACGGCAAACTGCTCGAAGCGCAGGATGGGCATGGCCTGGAAGAGGATTTCCTTCGACCAGATGACCTGGATGGCCTGCGTCAACTGGCTGTTGGTGCCAGAGTACGCGGTGGGGGCAGCGGCAAGATTGCCGGTGCCGGTAAGAGCGCTAGCCATTCGCTAGTCCTTTCGTAAACGATGGTTTGGGAATTGAACTAGCCGAACAGTCCACGTCCTCGGCTGGAAGCGCTATCACCAAGCAGCCTTTGTCGGTTCTTCATGTAGTCGGCCATCGACATTCCCCGAATGTCATCGGGGGTATACATACGGTTGTCCGGGTCGGTATCCAGTGGTCCGGCTGCAGGTGCCGTCACGCGGCTACCTGCCATGTCTCGGCGAGCAGACTGCATGGCCTGCTGCGCCGATTCCAGGATACGCTCAGAGCGCTCCCGAAGACTGTTAATGCTTGCGTCAATCTCCTCAAGTGAGGATCCGTCAACCAAGTCCAGAAGTTCGGGGATGATCGCATCCCGCTCCTGCTCGACGCGCTGCTGACGGTACGACTGCAGTTCCTGGAATCGCTTCTCGGTTTCAAGAAGCGCGAACGCGCGCTCGCGCTCCAGCCTTTCGGCCTCCAACTGCGCAGTGAACTCCTGCTCCTTCTTAGAGAGAAGGTCGCGGACCTCCATCTCCTCCTCAGCCTTGCGACGGGCCTCCTCGACCTCGCGCTGCTCCTTTTCGCGCTTAAGGGCGGAAATCTCTTCCTTCATGCGCTCCAACTGTGGGTAAACCTTCGACTTCTCCTGTTCGCGGACGCGTGCAAGATCCTCGGCGGTGAAAACCTCGAACTCAGGGGAGTTTGTGGTGGGAGCAACTGTCTCGACCACCACGGCACTTGCGGTATTGACGGCAGTGGGCTCCGGCGCGTTGCCAACAGCCTCCGTAGCACCGTCTTGGAACGTCTGGTCTACTGACATATTAGTAACATCCTTTGGCTTGTCGTCCGTGTGCCCGTAGGCGTGACTCAACTGATTGCACGACGTACGTGCACTTAGGTACAGACAACATCAGGCGAAATGTGTTGTCTCGGTAAAGTGTCGGAGGATTTAGGAGTCAGGGTCAGTGGCGCGGTGCTGGGGGATCTTGGTCCCGTAGGTGTCCACCACCAACTGCTCGCGGATCTGCTGCTCACCAACCAACTCGCCGAGGGTGCTGGAGTCCGGCATTCCGTCTGCGGGAATCCCGTCGCCGATGACGTTTCCGTCTCCAGTCATCATGGGATCCAAAGGAGTTGCCATCCCGTCAGGCCCGGGCATCATGCCCGTAAGGTCCATGATCTGCTTACTGAGTTCAGTCTTCAGTAGAGTCAAAGAGGCCTCGGCTTTTGCATCTTCCATGAGTTCAGAACGAATCTCGGCCAACTTCTCCTCAGGGAACTCCTCGCCGAGGGTCCTCAGCGCGCCTTCCTTACTTTCCAGACCCATGCCCATCTTCATGGAGACCTCATTGAGGACAACCAGTTGGTCCAGCGGCAGCGGCGGCGGGAAATGCGTGAAGGTCGTATACGTGATCGGATCCTGTGGGTTCAGCACGTCCAACTGAGTGGGCTTAATCGGCCCGTTACGGGTCGGGTCGTAGACGAGCAGTTCCGGCTCTTTGATTGCAATCGTGAGCAGAACCAGTTCGTTGATCTTCTGTACTCCGGTCCCATACTGGGCTGTCTTCTGGGAGTACCGGTTCATGAGTGGCTGGTACTGGATGGAGAGCGCTACACCGGAAGTGTTTGAGATCGGCTGCACCTGGCCCAGAGCAGTCTCCGGGATACCCATGATTTCGTGCATCGAACGCTTGAGCACCTCCAGGTACTCAAGGGCTCCCTTTACCCCGTTCCCGCCGCCCTCCAGGTTGAAGACCTGTGAGTCCTTGGGAAGGCCACCCCACACCTTCTTGGGGCCCTTCTCCAACTGCGATGCCTTGGCACCCACGATGACGGTTACGGGAGCAGCGTGGTAGTTGATGATGTCGGCGACATCGGTAGCGATCTCGTTGTACTGCCGATTGATAGCGATGATGTCGTGGGCGTCTGATAGCCCCCACGGAGATCCTGACACCGGAATGTTTGGGATATGGACGACCGGAATAGTCCCCAGGGGGTTAGGTCGGGAGTCGATCAACTCGTCGTTGATGTACTCCTCGATGGAGTCGTCGGTAAGGATTTCGGTGTACGTGAAGACCTGACGAGTTCCCTCAAGGCTCGTTCCCCAGTACCGGTACTTCAATTTGAAACGGAGCAGTCGATCTCGGTCGTGAGGATGGAACTCCGGAAAGCAGAACGACGCATTGAGCGGAAGAATCCTGACGCGGCCGGGATGGCGACGACCTGCGGAGTCCACCCACGGTTCTTCGTAGGCGACCTTGACGAAGCAGTCTCCAGATACGGCGCCCTGCTGGCCCATCTCCAGAAGGATCTTCTCTTTGTCATTGTCTTGCTGCCAGACCCGCTCAAGGATGTCGGGAATGAGAGCCTCAGTCGCCTTGGGAGACCGGAAGGAAATGCCGCGACCGAACGTGAACCGGTTGAGGTAGTCGACCATGGTGCGGTAGTAGTTCAAGACCACCTGAGGCTCACCGGCCTCACGCTTGTACGCGTAGTGATGGCCCAGGTACATCGCCCAGTTCAGCGAGTAGCGATTCAGGCGTGGGCCGTGTACCTCGAATTCCTCGTCAGCCAGTTCGACGAGTCCCAGGGGACTGATCGAGATCGTGAGGTCAGACGATGCCGCCCGGTACGAGGGAGGTGAGAAATCTACAGTGCCGAGCGCCACGTAGACTCCTTCTCACTCAAGACCGTCTGGTGCGCGAAGTCAGTCATCGTCGTCCTTGCGGGAAGTCTTCTTCGCGGTTTTGTTGCGGTCGCTGGCATCTTTGGCACGCTTCTTGGCGGCGGTTACCGACTTCGCGTCGGCGAACTGCCCTCCGTGATGGACGTACTGCTGATGTACCCAGCGCCCGGCCGGGATAGAAGGCCATTTGCGGAACTTGCCCTTCGCCTGAATGACAAGGCTGTTCCACAGACGCTGGTTAAGGGGAACCTGTGACATCAGCAGTACCTCGCATCGACTGTTCCGTAATCTTCTCGGAACCTATCCCGATTGCGGTGCTGTGTAAGCGCTAGTCCTCGACGACCGTCGGATTCAGACGGTTGTACCGACCACCGCTCCGGACGTCCATCTCGAAGCGAAGTTCGCCCGCATTGGTGAACGCGCCATGAGCGAAGTTTCCGAGGAAGGTCGGGGCCTCGATCCAGGCCGCCGATCCGACGTGGGCACGCTGGGCCATCGTCTCTTCGGGGTACTTCTCGAAGACGTTTGCGTTGCGGTTGGGGCGACCCGGGGCAGAGATGTAGCCCTGCATCGCGCCCTTGGCGAACTCCGTGGGGACGTCGGTATCGGTTCCGACGCCCTCCTGGAAGCGCAGCGGCCCGCGCTCGCCGGGAGCACCCGGGGAGAACTTGCGGTCGTACATCTGCGGCGCGCGCTCCGGGAACATGGGGGCGGGGCCGATGGTGGGAACGGACATTCAGACTCCTAAGGTTGAGGTACCTCAGTCCT